GCTGGTGAAGCTGTTCCTTCTATTGCAGGCAAAGAAATAATAATAAAGAATACACCAGCAAATATAGATGCAATTGATCGTTTAGAAAAAGAAAAGAAAACACAAGAGTTTGAAACAAATACTGGCACAATTAAATCAAATGAAATCGGTAAATCAAATGTTTTTGGTGGTGCTACCGGAGGTTCAGGCGGAGGTACACAACAAACTGCACATGCAGAAATAACACAATGTGTTTATTGCGAATTTATGGTTAATAATCCTAGAGCTACATTTGAATCTATACAACCTTCAGATTTAGAAAAAGCGTATAACGCAACATTTGTAAAAGGAGCAACCTTTCAACAAGTCATGGATTTAGATCCATCGTGGCATTGGTCGGGTTATTGGACAGCACAAGAATTACTAAAGAAAAATTTAATTAATAAAAATATGTCATTCCACCGTGATGATAAAGTTATGAATGACATTTATAAAGCTAAAGATGTTGCACTTAAGAATTCACAAATGAGTAAACTTAGTAATGATAAGTGGAACCCAGGAGATATATGGGCAACCACGGATAAGTCAATAGCTAATAAACTACCTAAAGGTTCTATTCAAGAACTCAATCAAGCACTCGTTAAATTATTTGAATCAAGAAAATTAGTAGGTATATCATTAAAGAAAGTTCAAACTAAAAAAGGCATAAAGGTTTCTATAGAAAACAAAGATGAAAGTCTTGATGTTCATAAGTTTAAAGGTGGACGATTGATGGCAACCTTTGCTAGAAAAGGTTCTGAATTCTGGCGAGGTAAAGCAGCTAATATCGAGTTTGATGGCGGTAAAGCCGCAATCCGTAATAAATCACAGTTTGCCGCTTTAACATTTGAATTAGAATTAAAAACCGCAAGAGGCGGTGGTGGTGGATATACACAGATAACTGATTCAATTAAAAGAAGAATTGGTAAAACACTTCCTTCAAACGCTGAGCTTAAAAAGATGGCAATGGAATTAAATAAACTCGGTGAAAAATCCCGTAATGCTCTACCAATATACAACATGGTTAAGAAAATACATCCAACAGTTACTAAAGAAGAATTCATGAAAGGCTTAACAGAAAAGCTTGCAAATGAAGTTCATAGTAAAATTGCTTCAATACATGTGTTGTTTCATTTAGTTGATAATATGAGAAACGGTAAAGCGGATTTAGTTGTAACAGACATGGTGAATTATGCTGGTTCTAAACTTGACATATCATCAATATATGCAAAGGTATATGAATAATGTTTAATTTTAAAGAATTTATAACTGAACAAAAGAATACTCATATGACTCACATTGAGGATAAAGTTCTTTATGGTGGAGTCGATGGTACAAGACAAGCAATACTCGCTTTACGTTCATTAAGAGATATGGTAGCAGGAGTTAAGGATGGAAATGTCAGTGTCAAATGGGATGGAGCTCCAGCTGTTTTTTGCGGTAACGATCCTCGTGATGGTAAATTTTTTGTTGCTAAAAAAGGAATATTCAACGCCACTCCAAAAGTATACAAGACTGATGCTGACGTTGATGCTGATACTAGCGGCGATCTTAGTACAAAATTAAAAGCTGCATTAAAGTATTTACCAGAGCTTGGCATCAAAGGAGTTGTACAAGGTGACTTTTTATTTGATTCAAGCGATGTTAAAACAAAAAAAATTAAAGGTAAACCTTACGTAACATTTCACCCTAACACAATTGTGTATGCAATACCTGCAGGAACTGAAGCTGCAAAGAAAGTAAGAGCTGCAAAGATTGGTATAGTTTGGCATACTACATATACAGGAAATTCATTTGAAACTATGAAAGCATCATACGGCGTGAATACAAGTAAGTTTCGTGATACTAAAAATGTTTGGTCACAAGATGCAATGTTAAGAGATATGACACAATTTACTATGACTAAAAAAGATACGGAGGAAGTGAATGCACATCTTAGTAATGCTGGCAGGATATTTAATAAAATTTCTGGTTCTACCTTACGTACTATCGAAGCTAATCAAGACCTTGCTCAAACTATTGAAACATTTAATAATACTTTTGTACGAAAAGGCCAAGTCATTGGTAACACCAAAGCCCACGTTGAAAAGCTGATCAGGTACATACAACAGAAGTTTCAAAAAGAGATAGATAAAAGAAAGAGCGAAAAAGGTAAGACTGCTCAACAGAAAAAATTAGATGATCTATTGAAATTTTTTTCATCTCAAAACAAAATTAGTTTGCAAATGATGTTTGAATTACAAAAATCTATAGTTCTAGCAAAACTAAAAATTATAAATATACTAAATAAGTTAAATAGCGCTCAGACTTTTCTTAAGACTCGTGATGGGTATAAGGTAACTGGTCAAGAAGGGTATGTCGCTATTGATAAACTTGGTGGTGATGCAGTGAAAATTGTGGACCGTATGGAATTCTCATACGCAAACTTTTCACCAGAAATTATAAAAGGATGGGATAAACCAGGGAGGAACTAATGGCCCCACTAAAATCGTTTTCTGAACTTTCTATGAAAACAGACAAGAAACTTCCTAATTTAAAAGAACCTGTCAAAGGTAAAAAAGGCACCAGTAAATTCATGAGAATGAAAATACATAGCGCACCTTACAGTTCTGATTATAAGAAAGCTATGAATTCTTCTGTACAAAGTGCTGATAGGAAGCCAGAAAAATATATGAAACCTGACGGGAAAGTCGGTGTTAGAATGGTAAAGACAGACAAAGAAGTTATTAAAAAAGAATCAATAGACAATCATCCAAAAGTTAAAGCAGCTCGTAAAGCACACGCTGCAGGAACATGGGACGGCAATGTAGATAAAGAAGGTGAAGCTGTAGTTCACATCAACGGTAAACCCCATACAGTTACTAACAGGTATGGTCCAAAGAAACAATCTAATCCTAGTAGATTTAAACCTTTTAAAAAGAAGAATGAAGCTATGGATTTAGATCAAATGATGAGAATGAGATTTCAAGCAGCAGCTAGTCAAAAAAAGAATCAAAAGAAAACAGATGATGCAGAAAAAAAGAAAATGGCTGCTAAAGCTGATATGGATATGAAAGCTAAAAAAGAAGAAGTAGATGTGGATGAAGCTTTAAACTTACAACAAAGAATGAAGCGTTCTCGACTTATGAAAAGAATGAAGTCACGTATTGCTATTGGTAGAAAACGTGCCATGAAAAAGATGGCTAACAAAAAGACTATTGAAAAAAGAGCAATGAGACAAGCAAGAAATGATCTTGCTAAAAAACTAACTAGAGGTATTCCTAAGAAAGACTTAACTTTTGCAAGAAAGCAAGAGATTGAAAAAAGACTTGCTAAGCCAGCATTGCAATCAAGAATTAAAAGAATGGCTAGGAAGTTATTTAAAGATGTACGTAAGAAAGAATTACAAAGAAAGAAAGGTTAATGATAAATTCATTTAAACATTATTTGATAGAGGAAGAGAAGACCGCATTCTTTACTTTTGGTCGTATGAATCCTCCTACAACTGGTCATGAAAAATTAATGAATGAGTTGTCAAAAAAATCTGGTAAGAATCCTTATAGAGTTTACTTATCGCAATCAACAGATAAAAAGAAAAATCCATTGGATTTTAAATATAAAGTTAAAACAGTTCGTAAGTTTTTTCCTAAGCATGCAAGAAGTGTTATGCTTGATAAGAAAGTTAAAAATGTTTTTGACGCGGTCACTGAAATGTATAATGACGGATTTAAAAATATAACAATGGTAGTTGGATCAGATAGAATAAATGAGTTCAACACCTTATTAAAAAAATATAATGGAGTTAAAGGTAGACACGGTCTATATAACTTCAATAAAATCAACGTAATTTCAGCCGGAGACAGAGACCCCGATGCAGACGATATTAGTGGAATGTCAGCATCTAAGATGAGATCACTAGCAGGTGAAGGAGACTTCACACAATTCTCACAGGGGCTGCCACGGAATGTATCAAATGCAGACGCAAAGAAAGTATATAATGAAGTAAGAAAAGGTATGGGACTTAAAGAACAAAAAGAATATTATAATAAGTTACATTTCGAGCCTGTCTCTGAGAAAAGAGAGGCATATGTTAAAGGAAATTTGTTTAATATTGGTGATCATGTTACTGTCATGGGCAGTGACGAGCTCGCTAGTGTTACCAGTCTTGGAACTAATTATGTTATCGTAGAATCTGGTGGAAAGCTATATCGAAAATGGTTGTCAGATATAGAACTATTAGAAAAGAAAAAAGAAGCACCTAAAAAAGTTAAGCAAGATCCAGATGTTAAGAAAGCACCGGGTACACAACCTGCACCTTACTATAAAGGAGTAGCAAAATCAACTAAGAAGAAAAGACTTGCACATTTTAAAAAGTATTCAAAATATGATGATGATAATCCAGCAGCTTATAAGAAAGCACCAGGTGATGCAGGCGCTAAAACAAAACTAAGTAAGCATACTTTAAAGTATAGAAGAATGTACGGTGAAGATGCAGTAGAGGTTGCAAAGAAAAAAATTGAAAGAGAAAAAATGGTCGATAAGATGAAACATGCCAGAATGTTAGATCGAGCCAAAGTAAGAAAAATTAAAAACAGGAGTAAAGCAGATGCTTAAATTTTCAACTTATGAAAAAGCTTTCGAGGAGTTACTCGAAAATGAAGGCTTAAAAAAGAAATCGGCTAAGTCTGGTATATCTTATGGAACACTTAAAAAGGTATACAATAGAGGCATGGCTGCTTGGAGAACAGGCCACAGGCCAGGAACTACACCTCAGCAGTGGGCAATGGCAAGAGTCAACTCTTATATAGGAAAAGGTAAAGGCACTTATTATGGTGCTGATTCAGATCTTAGTGGTAAAGGTAAAAAGAAAAAAGAATCATTTGGTGAAGCTCATGATCCTAAGCATATTAAACAAGCAATCGGTATTGCATCAGATCCTAGGTATGCAAAAGGTAATATGACAGGTGCAGTTAAAGCTATGAATAGACTTTCCAAAGATATTCATAAGCATCCTCAAGTTGCAGCAGTTCTTAGAAAACAAAATGAAGCACTTGATAAAAAAGACACAGCCACAGTTATGAAGGTTATTAAAGGTCTTAAAGGCGCAGTAAAAGTTCATTCAGGTCAAGTTAAATCTTTAACTAAAGATATTAAAGACAATACACAAGTCAAAGAGATATCTAAGAATCTTGCAAAAAGTTATATGGGTAAGGCTGCAAGAGATATGTATCACAAAGGTCAACAACAAGGTAATAAAGATGCAATAAGCCGTTTAGGCGGGCCTGATCAAGACTATATGAAAAGTCCTGAAAGAAAAGCTGCAATGCGTGTACGCGGTATGGACAGAGCTACAAACAGACTTATGAAAAAAGAAGCAATGTCTGATGCAGAAAAGAGAACTCATGACGCGGCTATTGCAGCATTTAAAGCTAAAGGTGGAAAAGTTAAGAAACTGAAACCTGGGTTTGCTCAAGGCTATCACGGCAAGGATGATCCCGGTTCTGGCATGAAAGGTATGATTGCACCAGCTGATACAAAATTTATGTCTAAGAAAAAAGTAGGGAGCATGAAATGAGTTTAAGAAAAGCAATAGAACAGGTACGTGAAAATTCACAACCTTCAGAAGAAGCTACATGGCCTGATGAAATGCCAATAGAAGAAGCTACCAATATGTATACTGATGACATAACCGGTTTTCAGATTGATAGATTCGCTGGTAAAAAAGGACCAACCTTTCAAATCAATTATGGAAGAGGTAAGGGTAAACATATTCAAATTCCAAAAACTGATATGAAAAGAGTCATCACTCAAATGACAAAAGCAATGAACGCAAAGTAGAGGTACTAATGCCATTAGATCCAAAAGACGGAATCGGTTCTTACATCAAAGACTTTAAGAAATCGAAGGCTCCTCAGTTTAAAGGTAAGAGCGATAAGAAGAAAAGAGACATGGCGATTGCTGCTTATCTTGATGCTAAACGTGGTCCACAAGAAGCTAAGCTTGCAGGTAGTTCATTAAAATTATTTGGTCAGATAAATCGTAATGGTACAAAACCAGAACTTGATAGAAACGAGCCAAAGAACGAATTGTCTATGAAGTTAAAAACTAAAGCGAAATTAGCTCGTGGCTTAAGAGGACCAAGTAAAAAAATGATGCCGGATATGTTTAGAACAACAGGTAAACGCGCAAAAGAGATTGATAGAAAAGCAAAGATATTAACTACTGTAGCAAAGGCTGATGATACTAGAAAACAGCTTATAAAAAGAGCATTACGAAAAGAAGGTAGTTATAAAGTATCAATTGCAGGATTGCCTGATATGTATATGGATGATAAAACGCCTGGAGCTTTATTACAAAAATTAAGAAAGATTGTAAAGCAACCTTCATTTATTCAAGATGTAGAAAGAACCACAGACGCTAAGAAGAAAAAAGCTTTTAGACAAAAAGCACAAGGTAGAGAAGTTGCTGAATACAAATATGATTATGGTACACCTGAATCTGTAAGATTAATGAAGAAACAAACGCCAGGTCAGAATGAAGGTACAGATGCACCAAAAGGACCAGAGTCTTATGGAGCTCAATATAAGAGAAGACTTGTAAAGACCACAGATCCTGAACATAAAGAAAAAGGTTTTAAGTATCGCATTAAAGGTAAGAAAGATAGTAGTCTTACTAAAAAATTATATAAGACAAAGCCCGGGCAAGCTGAGTTTAATAAACAAATGAAAAGGATTGCAGGTCATGAGTTTGGATAAATTTAAAAAATATAGAGAAGAAGAGATCGATAACTTTTGTGAAAACAATGATCTATATGACAATTTAGAAATCACTGAAGCAGAATATCAAGGTAAGACTGTAAAGTTGAATGATCCTATACGAACTTCTGAAAATCCTAATAAAAAATTTAAAGTATATGTTAAAGGTCCAAGCGGTAAAGTTGTAGTCGTAAGATTTGGTGATCCAAACATGAGTATTAAAAGAGATAATCCAGCACGAAGAAAATCATTTCGTGCAAGACACAACTGTGATAACCCAGGTCCAAAACACAAAGCTCGCTATTGGTCGTGTTTCCAATGGAGAGCAGGAGCAAAGGTAGACAACTAATGATTAAAAACTGGATAAAAGAAAGAACTAAAGAGAGAACAAGTATGGACGGAGTAGTTTGTATTGCTCTTGGTCTTATGATATTATTTTTATCGCCATTAGCGAAGATTGCAGCAGGTTTAGCAATTGCTTATGGTGTGTGGACTATTTGGAAAAGTGAGTAATGGCAAAAGCTTTTAAAACTGTTTTAGAACATGAAACAATAAAACATGGTACATCTATTGGTCGTAAGCCAACTACTTCCACTATGAATAAACATAAAAGAAGAAGTTTAAAACGATATAGAGGACAAGGAAAAAGGTAGTGGCTACAGAAACAAATGAAACAAGACTCGACAGGATAGAGTCTAAAATAGATAAGTTAGCAGATGCTATGATATCTTTAGCAAGAGCAGAGGAGAAGATAATAGCATTACAAGACGACCACGATAATATGAGAGATCGTATGAATAAACTCTCTGTTAAACTAGATGAGATACAGAAAACTTGTGATGAAAACGCAAGGACTGTTAGCATTATAAATAAAGTTGTATATGTGGCTGTTGCCGCAGCAATAGGAACCTACGTAACTCACGTATGGATGTAAAAGGAGAAAGAAATGGAAGAAGGTTTTAAAT